AGTCTAATTCTAATGCTCCTGTTAATGAAGCAGTAAATTCAAATGTAGTTCCAGCTGACCAGTCAATACTAACTGCTCCTGAAGTATCTGATTTTTCTACTTTAGCTGTATATCTATTTTCTAATTTTGCAAATGTTACTGAATCATCAGCCACGCCAGCTCCGTCATATAACTCTGTAAAGTTATCGTTTGTTTTATCAAATGCGGTACGTATTGGATCTCCAGTTCCGTCATTTGCTGTTGTACCTATTCCTATTACTTGTTTTGCCATAATTTATTAATATAATGTTTTATCTGCCGTATATTGTGTTGTATCAGCTGTCGCTAATGTTGTATCTGCTCTAAAATATGAACCATCTGCATCAAAAGGATATATTGATCCCCAACCATTTGTAGCATTAACTGCTCCCCACCAACTTTCATCATATATTGAACCGAAACCCATACTATTATAATAAGTTTTTTAATTTTTTGTTATCCTTTGTCAAACTCAAAATATAATTTTTAAGTCTAGTAATATTATACTCTTTTGGTTTATACTTCTTTTTTATAATACCCATCCTTCAAAACTTGCATCTTTATCAGGATAAACATCCTCATTAGAATTAGTGTTATATTCCGGAAAACTATTATTATTAAAGCTCATATAACTAATAAATCTATCAGTATAGTACTGAGCCAAATTTCTTTCTTTTTCTACAAGAAAGTCAATCTCTGTTTTGTCTACATTAGTAGCGTTTTCGCTTGTATGTTTATATACTCCTTTGTTAGCGACTGTATACGCTGCAAATGGCAAATACTCAACCATGGCCCAGTGAATCAGCATTGGTTTAACATAATCTGTAACTAAAGTTAAATAATCACCAGATAAAGTACTAGCAATTATATCTGACTCAATTTTATTTAATAAATCTGTTCCTAAATAGTTTTGAATATGTATATCCTGAGCAACTTTAATAAACTGAATAAATTTATCAGTGTCAACGTTACCATTCATTGCAGTAAATTTTACTATATCCTTTCTACTAATTAATAATGCTTGTGCCATTTTTATCTTTTATTTTTATATCCTTGATTTGGCATATCTATTGGTCTAGTTGCCACATTTTTATCATTTTTTTCTGGTTTAAATCCCTCTCTAGTTGCTTTACTTACTGAAACTTCTGATCTTGGATTTTTAGGATCTGGATTAACACCTTCTTTTTTACTCATAAAGGTTTTTCTTTCCCAATAATGATGACAATTAGCACCACCTTTATATAACCATATATCATAAGTATTAGGTGTGCCTTTTGGACCAAATCCAGCATTAACTTCTTGATTTGACATTGCCATAATATCTTCTTTTCTATAAAGCTTTTTAGCTTTTACCATTTTACTGCAAAAGTCTCTAGAATTATCTTTTTGTAAGCTTGCTTTTTGTGGCATATATGCGTATCTAACTCTAAATCTTAATCCCTCATCGTTTTCTCCATCTTGTTCAGATTTTGCATTTGGTCTTGCAGTTCCTGTTTTTGCTAAACCAATCATTTTATCTAAACCTTCTTCATGTTCGTAATCTACAGGTCTAGAATCTACTAATTCCCAACCTTCATTAATTAAATCTTCTTCTGTTTGACCTTTATTAATTAATTCATTTATTATTTCATCTGGTAAATCTAAAACATGCCCTGATAATTTTACACCTGTTTCTTCTTCTCTTGCCTCATTAGTAATAGCGTTGTCAGTTTCAATAAATGATAAAGGTTGTAATGTTTTAAAATAAAGCTTTAAGCTTATATCGTTTACAGCTAATATTTGTTCTATACAATAAATAACTAGGTCTTGATATGGTTTTATTGTAACATTATCAAATAATAAACTAGCTGTTTGTATCTCATCTGCATTAGAACCTAATCCATTATTTTCTGTTCTTATACCTAATAGCAACGGAGAGGTCACACGATGTCCTATAATTAACTTTCTCTGGCATTCATTAGACAAATACTCGTAATGTGCTGGAGCGTCATTTAAAGGTATGTCGTCAATTGTGGTTTTCGAGTCTTGATTGTTATTAAATGCAATTATAACCTTTTCACCGCGGGATCCGGTTAATTTATTCATTACATCATTTTTAACTTGGTATTGCTTTTCTCTATCAGGCACTCCATTGTTGAAGTTGACGACTTTTGTTCCTGAGAATCCGTTCTGGACATCATTAATTAAATAATCTGAGATCTCCGATTCTAATTCTGCATACGCTAAAGCTCCCTGGTAGTCCACGGGACAATAATAGTCGTAACCACTTACGTATCTTTTTACGATTTTAATTTCCGGTTCCTTTCCGTTGCCAAATCCAAAAGCTGCAATCCTTTTTGGTTTGCTATTAGGTTTAATCTTACTCCAATCATGAAAATAATAATAAGCTTCAATTTCTCCATCATCATTACATTTTTCTGCTCTTAATGTTTGTCTTGGAAAATGTTCTGCACTTATTACTTTTTCATCTTTATATAATATTTGAAAACTACCTTCTCCTAATAATTTAAGATCTAAAATTACGTTTCTTAAATCTGAATCTGAAAAAATAGATTTCATTTGTGCATATTCATCAGGTTTTCTAGAACTATCTAAAGCGTCTATACCTTTTCCATATATCATTTGAGATATACCTTGAATAATCGCGTTATTTGTTGCTGAATTAATAAATAATTTAATCAAATAACTGTAATAATCATTATCCGCCCCATAATTTACCCAACTCCTATGTTTGTCTTCTTTTATTTGAGGTCTATTATATTCTGATAAATTAACTATATGTAAATTGTCCATATTATAAAACTATAAAATCATTTGTTGTTTCTTGCTCTTCATACTCATTATAATTAACTGAATAATCAGAAACTGTTTGATTAGTGCAAAATATTTTATCTTTATAAATTATATTACCACTTTTTTTAATAGTTAAATTATAAAAGGTATCTTCCACTAAAGTAAATGTGTCTGAATATTGATAATAATAGTCATTTAACGTAAATGAGTTGGTATCTTCATCATACACTGATTTGTTTGTTGTTTCATTTATAATTGATATATTATAAATGTTACTGACAGATGTTTCATATTCTCTTGGAATAAAATTAATCGTTTGAGAACTTACTGTATTCTGTAATACTATCATATTTATATAATAAAATAAATGTATTTTTGTTAACTATTATATAAAAAAAAAGAGGCAATAAAGCCTCTTTCTTCTAAATATTTAAAGGACTATTAAGAATTAGTTCCTTCAGTTACTGTTACAGTAGCACTTGTCATACCATCGTATGGGTCAGCTGCTGTTGGAGAAGTTAAAAATTTAGCAGGTGAAGTTTCTTGTGCGGTAAATGTCAAAGTATACCCTGAAAGGTCGCCCATTGCCGCTCCCGTTACGATAGTTCCCCCACTCACGTCTGCTCCGTTGTCTAATCCCATAACCATAACGTTTCCGTTATAATCTTCAACTGCAATGTGTGGTCTACCATATGCTAAAAGTTTAAGTTCTTTATTATCTGCTGCAGATAATTTCTTTAAAGTAATATTTAATGTTTGCTCAAAAAAAGTTGTTCCGTTTTCTCTTGAAGCGTTTACTGTTTGTTCGAAAGATGAATTACCTTTTAATTCGTATTCCCAAGCGGTAAAAGTACCAGTCATATCAGTAATTGTTTCGTCTGTATAAGATACATCTCCAAAATCACCGAAATCAGTAAAGTATACTTTTTTTATACCACCAACTACGTCTTTACAAGGTTCTTTTCTTCCTTGAGTTAAATCACAAGCCATATTTTTTAAGTTTTAAAAAAAAAGGGTGGTAGAATACACCACCTACCCTTCTTTATTTGTTATACAATTATTTATTAAGAGTAAAGAACTATATCTCCTCCTATTGCATGCTGAATACCAGCTGTAAATCTCATTACGATTCTTACGTTTTGAGAACCATCAAGATCAGCCATGTCTAAAACACGCACCTCGTTGTGATCGCTTAAAAGACCAGTTCCAAAAAACAGGTTAGATTTTTCAGCTGCTACTGCGGTATCAGATGGTAAACCTTGAGCCATTACAACTTGAACTCCATCAAATTGAAGACCAGCTCCCATGTTATACCACTGTGTACCTTTGTTATCAGTACCATTAGCTCCTAAACCTGCTGAACCAAATCCACCTAATGCTCTAATGTAGTTTCTATACATATTTGGCGCTAAGTAAATAGTTAAATCATCAGCTCCATAGACAGCTGTAGGTACAGCATCTAAAATTTTACCGATTTCTTCCACAGCATTTGCTGCAGTAGATGTCGTAGCTGTAACGTCATTTACATCTGTGTCTGCTCCTAATGTAGTTACAAACCCTGCGAATTGCCCATCAGTAGCATCGGTTCCATTCCAAATTGAAGTTTCAATTGAAGAAGCAACTTTTGCTGCAACGTGACCGATTAACCAGTCAGCAAATTTTGGTGGTAATTCTTGGTTGATGTAACTATAACCCATTTGTACAGCCTCCCAATCAGCAACGTAGTCTTTTTTACAAAGCTCTAAGTTTACTTGAAACTCTTCAGGTGTCAAAATTCTTTCAGTTAAAGTTAAAGCGTCAGCTTGACCTGAAAAGTCACAAGCTGCATTTTTAACGATACCAGTAGAAGCAACTTTTTTCATTACTTCTGCTTTTTTCACATTTGGCTTAATTGTAATTAAGTTTTGTGATAATGTATTTCCGCTAAGTAAAGCGGCACTCACGTACTTACCCGCAAACTCTCCGTTATACGTAGTCGTGATCGATGTTGTGCTATTTGCCATTTTTAATTAATATTAGTTAAAATTCGAAATTGTGTTCATTACTCTATCTAAAACACCTAATTGTCTGTTTTGAGCATAGAGATTTAATTCAGCCTTATCTTCTGTTTCAGGGTTGTGTTTAACCTTTTCTACTGATGATAATTCTTCTTTTGTTTCTTCAGAAGACATTTCTTCTTCTTTTTTACCATAACCAAGTTCTTCGATCATAGTAACAATATCTTCTACTGCCTTTTTTACTTCGGCTAGTTCCTCTTTAGTTGCGTAATCTGCTGCTGCCTCAACTTCTTCAGTTTCTTCAGTAGCTGCTCCTATAGAAGCTATAATTCCTTCTTCTTCGATAGTCAAAATTTGCCCATCAGCCAAAGAATACTCGCCAATTGGCAAAGCGACCCTTTCGTCTTCAGTAACGATAAAAATTTCGTTACCAGCTTCGAAAGCTTCTGCCTCAACAATTGTCCCATTTTCAAGTTCTGCAGTTGCTAATTCAACTTTCTCTTGAGATTCCTCTACTTTGTCTTCTGATAAAGTTTCTTGTACTTCTTCAGACTCCTGAGATTCTAATTGAGTTTCCTCAATGTTTTCCTCTTGAGTTTCTTCAGAAAGAACAACTTCAGCTTTAACGTCCATACCAAGTAGATCTTTTACTTGTTTTAACATTTCTGTTGCTTTCATACTATTTAAATTAAATTACTTATTGTTTGTTATATTTTCTATTAAGCTTTTTTCTGAATTATAAACCATTCAGAACCATTAGACCATACTGTAATACCTTCATATTCCTTATTAATCTCGAAATAATCAGTACTACCATCTAAAGTATCACTACCTTGTGGTGTTAAATGAGATCTTGTACTTGTAGAATATGTTGTATCTGTAATAATTCTCAAAAGTCTATTTTCATGGTCAGCTGCAACTGGTAAACTTAATGTCATTTGACCTGTATCTCCAGACCATGATAATACTAATAATTCTACATCATCATATGTTGAACTATCTAAATCTACATTGACAGTTGCTTGACATGTTAAACTAGTAGGAATTAATGTTGTTCTTACATCATCTCCTATATTAGTTATTAATGTTGTTTGTAAAGTAGATAAAGTTGTTTGTTTAGTCTCACCACTTTGTACTACAGCAAATTTATCGGTTGTATTTAATGAACTTGCTTCGTTTAATTGTGATATTTTTTTATTTGCCATTTTATAATTCTATTAAATCGTTATTCTCTTGTAATAAATAATCTCCATTTTCTTGCAACAAATATCCAATAGGTCCTGTTATACTACCAATACCTTGCGTCATATAGTCTTTTTCATCGCAGCAATCTATCGAGTACGTGTCTGTATCTCTACATAAACAAGCTCTTCTACCTGGACCTGGAACATTATATTTTATCCTATTATACCTCATAATCCTTTAACATAGATTTTAAATCATCTAATGTCTCTTGAGCTTTTTGTTCCAATTTATTTGGTTCATTTGGTCTTTCTAATTTATCAGCAAAATAACCTTCTATTGAAAAACCTTTAACTTTTCCAGTTTTAACATAATCATTCCAAACTTCATCATTTTCTACTTTCATAGAAACCATCCAAGTACCTACAGGAACTTCCATGTTATATAATCTAGTTTTGTCTTGGTCACCTTCTACTATCCATGATTCAACAACTGTTAGTCCATTTAATGGTAATTCATGTTCCAAAGTTGATCTATGTTGTTTTGCTCTTTTTAAAAACAACTCACTAGCTTTTCTAACTGTATTTCTTGAGAAATATATATAATATTCCTTTTCTTCATTTTTTCTATATATAGGTTTATTAGGAATTAATGCTGGTCCTAATAATAATCTTTTTTCTGCATCAAGTTCTGCTAATTTAAATTCTTGATTTTTTAAATAAACAAAATCTTCTTGAATTGCAGGGTTTTCAACGATACTTATTGCATCAATACCTGACACGTCGTCTTCTTCGTCAATAAATAATTCAACTATATCCATATTACTATAATATTGTTTTTAATATTTTGTTTTAATTTCCTATTGCTGCTTGAGTAGCAGTTTTTCTATCTAAAGCTTGTTGACTACTAATATCTGTACTAACAACATATGCTCTTACTGGTTTTTGTTGAGCTGTTGCTATTGTTTGCGCTAACTGACTTTCTTGTGTTGCTCCAACTACATTAAATGCTGGTGGAGTGCTTAATGCTACAGCTGGTGTTGCTCCACCTGGTGTTGGTTTAGCAAAACTTGGCGGTGCAGGTTCCTTTGTAGATGTTATTTTTTTAATATTAGCAAAACCTGCTGCAATTACTGAAGCTGCACCTACAAAACCAAATATCCCACCTTGGCCTAAAGCTTTAGTTGCACCTGCATATGTGTCTATTATAGACTGTGCTATTGCTATAGCCTTTCCAAACTTTGTATTTTCGCCAACTAAACTAGCTAATGAACCTAAAGCCCCTGTTATAGCAGACACTTTAGCATCTGCAATTTCTTTATCTAATTTCTTTTGATTTGTAGCACTTTCAGCATTAAATCTATTTAATTCATTAGTTGCATCAATAAACTCCTGTGTTCCTTGTTTATAACTTGCTACTTTAGCCTCTAAAGTTTGTTTTGTTAATGCTTGTTCTTGTAATGCTACTTCTTTTAATTTTTCTAATCTTTGGACTTCATTATCTATTAACTCTGCTTCACCTTGAGCAATAATATTTTGAGTTTCAATTATTCCTTGTTGCTCTGATGTTTTTAACTCAATTAATTCTTTCTCTAATGCTGCTTGATTAGTTAATTGCTCTGATCTTAAACCTGTTACTCTAGCTTGTACTGCTGCTAGTTCGTTTTCTGCTTCAATTAATGCAACTTTTAGATCTACGTTATTTTCATCTAATGCTAATTCAGCTTCAGCCGCAGCTACTGCTATTTTAGCATTTTCTTCCATTAATTCTTGTTGTTCTTCGAGTATTCTACCTAATTCCTCGTTTGCTGCTATCCTTTCTTCTACTGTTAGTCTTGTATCATCTCTTAATTGTCTTTGAATCTCTGCTTGTCTATCATAATCCTCAATTATACCTTGATTTTCTGCTCTAGCAATTTTATTTAAGTTATTTAGCTTAGTTATTTCTTTTGCTTGATCTACTATTGATTTAGTGTAGTCTGTTGCAGCTTTTACTACTTTGCCGGTTGTTTCTGCGATTTTTTCAGCACTATTATCTACACCTGTTATAACATCTACAGCTTCTTTACCTGCTTCTTTAACAGAATCTAACGCTCCTTTAAAATCTCCTTTTAGTAGTTTACCAACAGCTTTACCTACATTACCAATTACTTCTAAAGCTGAATAAAATCTTTCAATAAAATTGTCTAATATTGCTTTACCAAAAGTTTTTAAACTTTCTACTGGATTTTCAAATATATCTTTAAAGAAATTTACTACTGTTCCAATATTTGATTCTATAAAAACAAATAAATCGTTAAAAGCTAATTTTAATGCTGTAGTAGCTGTAGCAAAAGTGTCTACAACTTTTTGGTTTGAATTAAAAGTTTGTGCTAATACTTCTAAAACTTTATTAAAGGCTTTTACTACAATAGTTCCTTTAAAAATATTTGAAAGACTAAGCATTGATTTACCTGCTGCTTTAGCTCCATCTTGAATTCCTTTTAATCCTACACCTACTTCTTGAATATTCTTTTCAGCACCTGATACGTCTGTTGATATTTTTATTACTACTTCTTGTGCCATTAGTTTTTGTTTTTAAATCTTTGGTATGCTTCTTTTAATGTCTCTGGCATTTTATTTTTACCTAAAGCAACATCTATAAACTCACCTTTTAGGTTATTTTCTCTTGCAATTCTTAATAATTCTAATATATCTCCTAACATGTTGCTTCTAATACTTTCTTATAATAATAATAATTACAATGCGTTTTTGTTATATCCAAATTACATGATGGATATTCGTTTTGCCAGTCTGATTTCCTAAAAAAACCTGTATGATTATCTAAGACTCCTGCATTATGTAAAATAGCTTTACCTTCCATTTTTTCTAACTTATCTGTTGACCATGCAAAGTCTAATCGCTTTGTAATTTCGGTTTTCATTCCTCTTTTCCAAAATTGCCATAAAGTAGCCCACATTTCAGCTGTCCATGCTTGTATTGGGTATGTTTCTTTGTATTTTTCTTTATGCTCATTGTTGTATCTTCTCATTTCTCTATAAAGTGCATTAGAAGTCACGTAAACGCTTTTCCAAAACTCACTATCTGTACCAGTAAACACATATTGAGCACCGCCTGATGAATCTTTTTTATTTTCTATAATTCTTTTATCTATTTTAGCAGTATCAGCCATAATATTTAATATTTCCTCTCCTTTTGAAACTATATAGTCATATCCTATATAAGATCTGGTATCTGAAAGCCAAACTTTGTCTTTCGTAAATTCTCCCAATGGTTTTAAAAGTATTGTGTCTGCATCTGCATAATAATATTGTTCTCCTTGTGTACACTTACAACTTTCAAAATATTTACTCATTAAATATGGTTTAATAGCGGGTGCATATGCTTCTGGTTTATATGGATAACTTATAAATCCTACATATTTATATTTCGATCTTAATTTGTCAAAATTATATTCACCTGTATTACCTAAAAGAACTATAATATCAAATGGACTTACACCATTATTTAAATATGAATTAATCATAGTGTCTACTTGCCATTCATAATATTTTATTTCTGGTTGAGCTGATATATATTTCATATTATGGACATGCTGGACAACTTGTCGGTCCTGTTAAAGTATTTGTTGATGAATTCCAGAAATAATAATCTCCAAAGTCTACAGATAAATATCTATCACTAGCATATAGTGTAGTACAAGTATTATCTGTATATATTGTCGTAGCTGTTGAAATGTCATTACTATCCATATAAACAGTTCCTGTTTTAGTTGTATTACAACATACAGTTTCTGCATCTACTGCTGATGCATACATTACTTGACTTCCACATCCTACTGTGGTTGTTGTGGTTGTAGTTGTTGTAGTTGTACAAGAACCTGTTATTGTACCATAACTAGTTGGTGTTTCTACATAATCTGTACCTTGTATGTCATAACAATTAGAACCATCAGTTGAAATTGTAATATCTATATCACCTACTTGATAACCTGCATCTAATTGTACATAAGTTACAAATGAATCACTTTGTCTTTCTACTACAAACACATTATCATCTGGAACTACTACTGGACATCCTGTTTCTCCTGTATCTGTTACTGTACCTACTGAAGTTCCTGTTTGTGTTATACCTACTACAATATAATCTATTCCTCCTGCTTGAACTCTTCTGTTTGTTGGAAGTGTAATTGCAGTTGTAGTTTGACCTGTTCTATATCCAAATGTATTATCTGTACACTTTTTAAGATCGTAGTAATAATCACCTGTACAATCGTTACAAGTATTAAATCTAGGATAATCATAAACTAAAACATCATTTACACAAGTTTGTGCATCTATCCAAAGATTAGATTGATTACCTGAATCAATTTGTGGATTAGAATAACATTCACCATTATATTCTACTACAGCTGGGAATGAATCTGTACTATTACCAAATGTAATTGTAGAGTCTAATCCAGTCAAACAATCTGTATATTGTCTCCAAACTGTTAAAGTTGGTTTAGTAGGTGCTGTACAAGCTGGTGGTTCTGGTTTAGATGGACATAAATTAGCATTTTCCCATACCTGTAAACTTTGTGGCTCATAATATCTATAGTTAACTAAATCTGTATAGAATCCTTCTGGAGCTCTATTAGTAGTTCCTACATCCGCTGCGCTTGTATACATGTGATCTGCAGATGTTGCAGAAGTTAATGTTTTATTATTATCAAAGTAATAAAAACCACCTACACCTGAAGAATCGTCACAATATTGTGTTAATGGATTAAATCCACCACCTAAATAATACAAGAAGTTTGCGTCAATACAATTTATACATACACTAAAACTAGAACCATTCCAATATCTTCTTCTTGTATTATCTGAATCTAATGAATAATATCCTGCTGCTGCATATGTAACTGTACAAGTTCCTGTTGTAGTAGGTCCTACATAATTCCATAATTCTGTTGCTGCACAGAAATCAGCTTGTGTTACAGGGTCATTTCCTTGTGGGTCTATATAATAGAAATTTTTATTTTGATTATTTTCACAAACATCATTTGATGTTGAATATCTTAAGTAAGCTATACTTTTTGTATTTAAACAAGTATCTACTAATGGTTCTGTTTGTGTACATGTTGTACATCCTGT